ACTCCAAAGGCTTTACATGCTGGAAGGGCGGTAAAATCTGGTGAAAAGTGGGTATGTAATTTGTGGGTTAGAAAATACCCATATTTAGTTAAAGATTGATGACACATTTAATATATGGTGATATACATCTATAGAGAACCCGTGGTTATAGAAAATTTCATTACACCAAAAGAGTGTGAATACTTAATTAATATGTCAAAAGAAAAATTAATCCCTGCCACGCTATTTGGTGTAAACAAAGATACCATAACTAAGAAGAGTGATAAAACAGAAAGACATTCTTATACACATGACATCATGGATACGACCTTACCAGTTTACAAGAAGATTGAGCAACAAATCCAAAATCATGTAGATATGAAGGGAAAGTACATTGAAACTTTACATGTTGTAAAATATGAAAGTGGTGGATACTATTTACCACACCTTGATAGTTCTGGAACTGGTAGTCCAGTGAGTCGACCATACACTTTTCTCATATACTTGAATCAGGGTTATGGTGGGGGTGAAACAAAGTTTAATGTCATCAACAAAACTTACAAACTAAAAGTGGGTGATGCATTATTTTTTTATAATCACGATTCGTCTGGTGACACATCGGGAAGTTCGAGGCATTCTGGTGAATCCGTCACGAGTGGGATAAAATGGGTTTGTAATGTATGGATTCGTACTTAAAAGTATAAATCAAGTACTGAATATGAATCCATACGAAAAGGAAAATGAGTATATGGGTGATTATTTAAAAACCTTAAAAAAAGATGATGGCAAATTTAAACGAGTTTTAGTATCTCCATTAAGATACGCCGGTGGTAAGTCAAAAGCGATTGGTCTTATACTAAACAGCTTGCCTAAATTGAAACGGAAACGAATAGTTTCCCCATTTTTTGGTGGTGGTTCATTTGAGTTATGTGCGTCTCAAAATTTAGGAATAGAAATTATTGGGTATGATATTTTTGGTATGCTGGTCAATTTTTGGAACGTATTAATCCATCATAAAGATGAGTTTATATCAGAGCTTGAAAAATTTGAAATCACGAGTGATGAATTTACATACAATCGTCATGTATTACTGAATCATTGGGAGAAGGTTAAACCCAAAAATTTGGAATACAACACACGAACAAAAATTACTCTCAAAGAGAGTGATAAAACACTCCTTGACAATAATCAGATTATGCAAGCGGTGTATTATTATTACAATATGACACTTTCATATGGTCCTATGTTTCTCGGATGGCCAAGTTCGGTTGAAATTAATAAAGCCAAGTTCACCCGTCGTCTGGAGCGTATGAAAAAAACGGAAATCTCGAATGTTAGTGTACAATGTTCAGAGTTTGAAGAAGTGATTAAAAAACACAAAGACGATTTTCTATTTTTGGATCCACCATATTATTTAGAAGGGGATTCAAAGATGTTCAAGGGTATTTATCCAAATACAAATTTTGCAATTCATCATAATGGATTTGATCATGCGAAAATGATGCAATTGTTGAAAGAACATAAAGGTGGATTTTTGATTACTTACAATAATTGTTCAACTATTAGAGAATGGTACAAGGATTACAAGCTTGAATATCCCGAGTGGCAATATTCTTACGGACAGGGTGAAACAAGGATTGGAAAGAATCGCGAAGATGATCCGACAAACGTTAAAGAATCTCACGAAATTTTTATCATATCATGGCCATCTATATAATGTCTAATTCCGTGTATAGGATCCATCAATAAATCTATGAAAACCTTCCCTTTATTCCCATTGAAACCTAGGAAGTGTGAATTATGTGTCGACCTTCTTTCATAAGTTAAATATTGCCCACAACCCTTAGATGACCCATTTTCAAAATCACCCTTCATACGTCCAGATTTCAATTTTCTCCAATTACATTTCGTTGATATAAAATTCACCACGTCGTCGACATTGAAAAATATCCACCTTGGATTTTTGACATCTCTGTACGCGAGTATATCAACAGGTGTATCACTATCACATTTTTTTAGATATTTATTGAAGAGATTCTTGTTGAATGTTTCTGTCAGTGACTCCATAGAAACATTTAGCAACTCGGGTATGTTTCCCAATACGAGTTGAATATTATTTGAAGATTTATTTGATACGTTAGGTCCTTTAACGCTCAAAACATCTTGAAGTTTTTTATATACTGGATGCTCTATATCCATCGTCGTATCCGATGTAGCTCCGTAACTTATAGGATCATTAACACGAGTAGGGTTATAACGTTCCAAGAACTCTATTTCTCGTCGGTGTCCAATGTGTTTGACGTGAGATCCTACCTTTCGACAGGATTCCTTTCGCTTTTCATTTGATGTTTGTTTGTACAAAGTATAACAAATAGCAAATTTTATTAGATTAAGCTCCAGGGGAGACCCACGTAATTTAACTTTCATCATTGAAAATTGACGAAGTTCTACCTTCTTAGGTGCTTAAAACTTTAATAACAGATATATTAAAATGAAATGTTATGCAACTTTCTCCGAAAATAGTCTTTATAAGATAAAATTGGCAAAGACTCGTAAGAATGTTCTCGAGAATATGTATAAGAAACCAAGTATTGTGGAGGTGTCTCCTATCAGGGAAAATGTGAGACTTCGTTTACGCTTCACAGAAGCGATAAAAGAAGCACAGGAAATGTGTAAAATTGATAAGAATTCATCGGAGTGTCATTGGGCATGGTATGAAGTTGACGAATTGGAGGATTCTATGCTACGTCTATATCCCGATAGATGGTGATATTTGGTGGATCATCATCGTACCCATAATACTTAATAGATATCCCGAATAGATCTATCATTTCTGGGTTAACTTCTTCATTCATATATCTTCTCCAGTTTTGTAAAGTTGTATGGAAATATTCAGCACCATTTTCAGAAAATGCACAAATACGCATGAATGGCCTACTACGTAGCTTTCTCATATATTCATAAACAGCTTCGGGTAAAGGTGTTACTCTATTATAGACCGATTTTAAGACATCAACAATGTAATATCCATGTGAATCACAAATTATATTTACCTGCATTCTGGGAAACCCCTTGATATACGCTTCAAAATCCGCATTACTTGGGAGAGTTGTAAATATGGGTGTATTTTCACATATAGTCCATTCATTATAACCAACAGCTGGGTGTGTATGATAGGATATTTCCGTATACCACACCTGTTCAATATCATCAGAGTCGACACGATTCCGTTTCTTTGATGTAATTCGGGTCGGTGTACTGAATTCAAAATTTCTGTATTCGATACCACCCGCATATTCCCATCCATTTATAGCAGATACCCTACTCACATCCTTCAATTTGTGAACAACTTCACGAGATAATTTCATTCGCTGCCTTCTTAATGTCATACACGGGCGGATGACACCCCTGTACATCGCAGACCCTAATATAAATTAAGAAATTATTTTGACTTACTTTTAATCACGCGAGTATGTGCTCGAACATGAACAATCTGGTCTCCATTTTTTCTAGTCTTCCGACGAGCTGTCTTTCGCTTCTTCGCCGGGGTATTAATGTTCATGGGTACTACCGGGCCATTGATATTCATGGGTACCGGGCTATTATTCTTCTTGTTAATATTCATAGGACTTGGCATCTTTATGATATATAGAGAAAATATTTGACTTACATGTAATGGTAATTGATATAGAAAATATCGCTAAAGAAGTTTACACCGAATTGGGACCCGGTTATAGTGAAAGAATATATCATAATGCAATTGAAGTCCTATTGAGATCCAAAGGTATTCAATACGAATCTGAACGTATAATACCTATACGATTTAGGGGTCATGTGATAGGAAATGTTAGGGCCGATATTATAATAAATGATGAAATAGTTTTGGAACTAAAGGCCATAAAAACATTGGGTGACGGCCCCGAGTTACAGATACAAAACTACCTCAATCTCACGGGTCTGAAGATTGGGTATCTACTGAACTTTCCACCCCATAATCGACGTGAGGTAGAGGTTCATGAGTTTGTAACAGAACCATTAAAGGGAGGACTTTCCCAAGTATTCGATAAAATGCTTGAGCATCATCATAATGTGACTGAGGGTCGTGAATTGCCGCGTTTAAACATCCCTCCGCCACTTTCATATGATGATACGCTTCCTCCAGGCAAGACTTCGTCGCGGGATCTGATTGTTGCGAGATCTTAATTTCTAGATCAGATAAAATCTCTTCGATCATATATTTAACGCTGAGTGTATTTAAAGACATTTTTATCGCGTTCATACACAAAAACTGGTACTGGTTTACCTCTTGGTATCTTTTTGCAAAAGATGCGACATTTACATGATTGTTTCGGACAAACTATATCTTTATTACTTGCGTGACACTTAGTTGGTAAAAATATATCTTTATAAATGAAACGTATGAGTCGATCAATGAGTATCATGCTTACTTAAACCGTAGGTATAAATTCCCACCTCAGATCATGACATATTTTTTTCCATATCACATCCTGTTGATAGAGTTTCTCTTTAGATTTAAGGAGGGGGAAGTATTGTAGATACTCATCTTCACTGAGAAGCTCACAAAACTTATACAATACGTAACTATAACTTAAAAAATTTTTTCTTGCCGCTGGGCAATTATTGTCAAATGGTCTCTGTATATCCTTAAACATTATACGAAGATATTCCTCTAATTCACTAGGCATATTAGGGGGTTTAATACCATTAAGAATGTTTGTAATGTAAGGAACATGCTCATAATATTTGTTCATTCTCAACTTCTTCAGTAGACCCCTAATCTTAGTATGCGTGATATCCTCAAGTTTCTTGATTTTCATTTTTTTCAATTCACTTCTCAATTGTTCTATAAGTTCATTTGGTATATTGGTCATTTCTTGTGCCTGAAATTGTGACAACCATTCATTAAAATGATTTTCTCGTTTGTATGAGTAATTTATGATTTTCTCAGATGTTTCCTGTTCTTCTCTATATGTGAGTTCTTCGCTAATTATAGTTGCTATAATTTTACCACATGAATCGCAGACAAGATCACTTGTATCTGGAAAATGAAGGACGTTACTATCAGGACACGTATCACAAATTTCCAGAATGTATTCTCTGGGTTTCGATATATTCTTTTTCTCAACTTCTATGAGATAATCTGTAAATATGTCTTTTCTCTTAAGACCTATGGTTTCTTTTACATTGAAAATGTTATCTGTATTTGTAGGCATCCCGGAGTTATCTTCATCTTCAGTATATTGTTTCATGTAAGGCATACACTGCATGACATAATCTGCCATTTCGCTTTCATACTTTCGTTTGTTTTCTGGGTTGGTTTTAATTAATTCCTTCCATTCTCGACACTTGTTGTTATATCGACTTAAAAAATTCCCCTCCATAACTTATAGGAATATGCTCTTTAACCTTTTAAGCTCTCTTTTATTTTTTTATAAATATATAGTTACACCCAGAGATTACACTGTTATATCGGAAGAGATGGAATATGAGATTGATCACGATATGAAGTATATGATCGAGGATGATTTTTGGTTGAAAGAGTCTAAGGATTGGGAAGATGGAATTCTCAATGAGTATTACACCATTGTAACTGGTAAAAATTACAGAGCAACAATGATTCCTCAAAATGTAACTAACTTGACCATGAGGGTTAAGTATTACTTTAATGGACATAGATATACAGCAATTTCAAATGATATGAATTTCAAACCTGGTAAAAATGAGGATAATTCTATGCACTTTAGTATCCCTTTGAGTAGTGTATGGTTAGTTGATCAGGATGATAAACCTATGCGAAACATTACTGAAAAGGTGAAACGTTATAGCGGTCCAAGGAATGATTTTCATGGAGAGAAAGTGGCACTTGAGCGTTTTTTGTTTTATGATCGGGATGTACTAAGAGATAAATTCCCTAAGATAATACTTTCTAACACGTTGGGTATGAAAAAGGTTATATCAACTTTAAAAGGTTTTACAACTGATCTTCAGATACCTTAGTAGCCAAGTAGAATTTTAGCTCACCAAGGTTTGCAACATTGTATTTTAGAATCAAAAATCTATTTCCTTCTTCCTGTATAATTTGCACAGACGCACACATACTAGACGCCTTTGTAAAGATATTTAAATATTTTAGACTATAGAGACCCGCAATATCAGGACTTTCATCACTACATTCGATGGAAGTTTCCTGATTGGCAAAATCACCATCACATCTTAGTTTTAGAATTTTACCTGTTCTCTTGATTTCAATGTCAGTCCCAATATTAGACATATCACGACAAAGACGTTGAAAGTCGGAAGATGGAAGTGTGGTAATAGTTGTCATATCAATTTTGGGAACTTCAATACGACTTTCATTTATATCCAAGAGTTTAAGTTGAAACTTTGAATTTCTGTTTCGCATTTCACTATCAATTTCTATATTCATATATTCTTTCGATGTAATTTCCATTTTGAGAATATCATTATTTGTGATTGTCTTTAAAAGTTTAAAAGTATTTGAAATGTTAATACCTGCAATGATTTCTTCCTGGTCGCATTGGTATTCTTCAAAATTATCCGCTGCTAGAAACATATCGATCAAAGAGGTTCTTGCTGTGTCCAATGTCACAACATACATTCCGGTTGGTCTAAAATATACATTGACATCATTTAGAATATCCTTCAACACTTCAAATGTCGCTTTAAAGGCTGATGCCTGGATAGTCACTAACTTCATATTTAATTATTAAGCGCGTTACATCTTTAAATCGCTTGTATCATACGCGATACCTTTACTTACTTCTCTATTTATTTTTTCTTCGAGTTCCTTTGTCATTGCTGGCTGCAAAGACTGACCATAATCATCGAGTCGAAACATATCAGATGCTGTTTCACCATTAATACTTGTCATTGAACCCCCAAAACCGCTTACAGACCCATGTTCTATATCCTTCTTTGGCAATAACGAGTCGAGCCAATTTTTAATTTCATTACCCACAAGAAGTTTACCATTTTTGGTTAACATCGTAGGAACACGGCTTATTTTCGCTCTGTACGCCGGTGGTATACCCCGTGTGTTAATATTATGGAATTGTATCATCTGTTTCAACTGAGGAATTTTATCAACGTATGAAACTACTTCCATAGAGTGCTTACATCTAGGACTATAAATTAGCAGAGACATCCTATTATATGTAAGTGGTATTTTCTAAAAATAAATTAACGCGTTATAGTAAATATGAATTACTTGATCGTGCTTCTCGTCATACTATTCTTGATTTTCCTGACAACTACACGTGAAGAATTTACCGAAGTGTTTGGTTTCTCAGGGTACACAAAGCCAGTCGAACCCATAAAACTGAATGACCCCAGACCAGACCTTTCGAAATACAAGAAAGTTGAGGTGAGTGTCGATAACGATATGATGGAAGAATTGGTTCTCCAAGCGAACAAAGAAATTTCGAAGCGTACCAATATTTGCACTTACATAATAGAGACTACTTCTGTACATCAGTATAAGGGTGAGGATAAGGATATATATGAATGTATGTTCATGGCCATAAAGAAGGGTGGGTTTTCATTTGGGTTCTCGATTGTTGCTTCATATGAAGTTGTAAATGGAAAGATTCGTATCATTTCGTTGCGATCACAACCCCTTGGTCGTGAGGTACCAGGCGATGTAAGTGCGTTCACAGATGGTTCCCCTGGTAAAGAATTTCTAGATTATCAGATAGTGAAAGAAGGTGGCATCCCAACCAAAACTGAGTTGATTTCCGTAAAAAATAAATTTGAGTAAATGTAATGATAAGCATCAAGGATGTTGTGAAAATTGACGAAAAACGAAAACAAATCCGAAAGGAGATTTATACAAAAATATATGAACAATTCTCTTCTAAGATCAAGAAATCTGTTGAATATGGTAATAAGGAAATATTTCTACACATTCCACGATTTCTCGTTGGATATCCGATGTTTGACCGAAGCGCTGCAGCCAAATATGTAGCCAGACAATTTAAACTTGGTGGGTTTGATGTTAAGCTTGTGGGTGAATATGATATCTATATTTCTTGGAAAATTACAAAGAAGAAAAAGGAAGTCACCAAAGTAGATGAAGATGAAGATGATTTCCCAAATCTGATAAATCTCAAGAAAATTGCCAATCAATACAGGAGATGATGCGTAAGACTTTAGTATTAATAATATGAAATTAATATAAAACATGTCAGAAAACCTGAATGTTTTATGTGAAGCGAAACGTGAATATTTGGGTCAACTATGCCTTATTATGTGCCCCGGGATGATTGAAGTTTTTCAGGATATGTACAACGAAGCTGTAACCATTTCTAAGGGTCGAAAGGTTCTTGTAATGTTCCAAAAATTACTCAAGGAAGTGCCAAATTGGTCAAATGCGATGTCCAAACGTCATTCTGACAATATAACTGATCGATGTGCCTGGTTTGGGGATCTTTTAGCTGCAGTGTTTGTCGCGTGTACTAAGATTCTTTCGGCTGTTCGACTCAAGTCGGATAATAAGAAGATATCTCTAAAGCTTCCAACCGAAGAAGTGTTTATACAAACATGCTACAACAATATCGCCAAAGACTTATACCGGGATCCGTACATCTTTAGTGAAGAACAAAGTGAATTTACACGAGATGAAATACTCAACAAACGTTTTTCTAATACTATCGAAAACTCTGTAAAAGAACTCATCCCCGTTCAGCAGATTCTCCAGACCTATATGGCTCAAGATAGCCGGGATATTTCTCTCGATGATGAAATCCAGGATGGTGTAGATCCGGATGTATTAGAAGGGGATGATTACCAACCAGAGCCAGAGCCAGAGCTAGAGCCAGAGCCAGAGCCGGAACCTGAGATGGATGCGCCCCAAATGGATCCAGAACCAACTGGTCTCGAAAATGAATTTAAAGTAGTGCCAGGTGTTCAGGCTCCGGATGCTGAAAATGACCCAGAGACTCAGCCTCAGCCCCAGCCCCAGCCCCAGCCTCAGCCCATTTCCGATCCCGTAGAGGATGATGTTTTTTTCGGAGACGCACCTGAGCAGCGTACAAAAAATCCCCGTTATAATTAAATGGAACTATCCGACTATCTCAGAGATCCCGTAAGTGCTGCTCTCATTGGGGCAATACTTACAGCCGGGTATATTCACTTGAAAGCAAACCTGAATAATGAAGGTAAATTAGAACTCAATAAATATACAAAGCCTGCCATTCTCAATGCTATTCTAGTATTCTTTATTGTGTCAGGTGGAATAGGGCAAAAGGAGGCTATTTCTAACGAGCCTTTCTAAACTTAAAGATTATATGTTTATATTAAGAAATGGCTTCCGTTACCGCGTTTAACGACATGATGGGTCAATTTCTTGTGGAATTGCACAAGACTTTTCCAGAGGAAAAGGGCGTTAAGAAAATGATGACTTCTTTCGATGTACTGAAGTCCTCCAATCCACGACTTGTCGTAGATGCTTATATGAAGGGTGTATCTCCATATGCCGATAAGATTTCCAACAAGGATGAATCGTTTTTGCTCCGTGAGATTGAAACCATTGATTTCTTGAAGGATCTGAATATTAAGTCGTATTGGGAGCGTATGAATTCTAATACAAAGGGTGCAACATGGCAGTATCTTCAGACTCTGTACATGCTCGGTACCACGATTACATCTATCCCCGATGACACTCTCAAGATGATTGAAGGTATCGCAAAGGATTGTGCCGATAAAATGCAGGCAGGTGACGAAGGCGCTTTGGACCAAGATGCCCTCATGAAGATGATGGGTAGCATGCTTGGTGGTCTACCAAAAAAATAAACCTCGATATATACTAAATGAAAGTCTGGTTCGAGGATCCTCAGCAGCTCATCAGGGCTGATAAGGTCTCGCAGTTTTGGCCCACAGGAGATCAAACCTCAGAAGATCGTATCAACGCTGCTTCCCGCTTTGTGATTTACGCAAGTACTCTTATTTACTTAATTCGGCGCGATCCCCGTATTTTTGTGTTGGGTCTGACAGTTATAGGTGTTATCTATGTCCTTTATCGGTCTAAAATGATAAAATCGGGTGTTGGGTATACTATAGAAGGTAAGCCTAAATGTCAGGTTCCTACAATGGATAACCCAATGGGTAATGTTCTTATGACAGATTATACAGATGCTCCTAATCGTTTAGAATCCTGTTATTATTCGAGTGTAAAACCCTTCGCGGATAGCTACACAACCGATAAAATTCCAATGGATTCTGGGCGTTCTCGTTCACCTCTACCCAAGTATATGAGAAACGCTGTAGATCGTCAATTCGTGACTAACCCTGTATCTAAAATACCAGGAGATCAAACCGCATTTGCGGAATGGTTATATGGCCCTAAAAATGGACCTATGTGCAAAAGTGATTCTAGGTATTGTAATCCTAATGCTAGAGGTGTACAACTCGAAGCCTTCAGTGGTTTGGGATCCAATGGAGATAAACGTTCCGGTATGCATAGAGGTTCTGGGTTAAGTGCCTGATAGATAAATATTCTTATGTTATAGTAAATGGCTTATCAACTCCAGCCAGGTCTTTCCATAGTTCAGAATACAGGAGCAACTCCAAGTGTTAAGGCGACTGAAGAGGTGTTTGTTTACCCCCAGCCCAGTACCCTTAATTGTGGTGGATGCCGCCCTAATACTATGCTTTATGGAACTGCCCCTTATATGGCAGGTAAAGGTTCACCAGCCCAATACATAGACACTAGCGACGAACTCCGCCCCCAATCTACAACTCGATTCGGTAAGAGTCTCGTTAAAACATATGAGCGTGGTCTGTTCCCACTCACTAATATGGAATGTAAAGTTCCACTCCGCACAATGAGGTATGAACCTTCGAGTACTCGAGCCGAAGTTCAGAATGGTCTCTTTCAACAAAGATACGCCAATAAAAATGTCGACAAGAAGTAAGAATGGCCGATCCCATTTCACTCATGGCTGTGGCCGGTTTAGTATATGCAGGTCGAACCCTGAGTTCTAAGTCTGTACCTCCACCCCAAACTGGAGTTCCAGAACCCCAGGTAGTTAAGGAGCCTATCGAAGTCGAAAATAATAATTTTGAGATACCCCTCGGTGTCCCACAAAAACGGGAGATGGGAAGTTTCGCCGATATAACTTTGCAGCAGCGAAGTGGTGGTCAGGAGGTTCTCAATATGCGCAATCGTCTGTATGATCAAGGTCGTATGAACAACCTATCCCCAATTGAAAAAGAATTAGTTGGTCCAGGTCTTGGTGTGGGTGCCGATACACCGGCCATTGGTGGATTTCAGCAAACTTATCGTGTCAATCCAGTTAATGTTGGTGAGTATCGATTAACCAGCCTTCCCGGGCGTAGTGGCCCCGCCGCAGATGTCACCGGTGGTCGTGCAGCTGTTGTTGGTCAACTTACTCATAATAAACCCGAAACCACCAGTTTTCTCCCTTCACGCTTACCGGCGATGGCTGGACGTGCTCAGGGTATGTCTGGTGTAGTGCCACGCAATGAACACGAAAAGACTAAACGCACCACGAATCGTTCAGAGACGGGGCATCGGGCGGATGGTCTCGGTTATAATGGAGCCAAGCGTCACATTTCTGCTCAAACCATGGCACAGGACCCTACGAGGAATAAGAGTGATCGCACCGATGATCAATATAATTACATGAACCATGCTCAACCCGGTATTACAAATTTCAAGGGTGCTTACACAAACAGTGCTGCTGCTCAGGTTAATGGCAAGACAAACGAACAACTTATGAAATATGGTTTCCGTCCCGAAGATCGTAGAGGTAAGCCAAATAGGATGGGTAACGCTGGTCGTATGAATGTTCGTGAGAGTGCCCTCAAGCAAGGTGGTCGTCTCACAACAGTTCGATCTGACACGACACGTGTGGATGGTCGTGTTAACGCGCGATCAGGTGGTTGGACTCAACAATACCAACAAAAGTCATTCCACCAGTTTAACGCTTACAAAGGTAATGCTAACCCCAATACACGGGATCTAGGTATTGCTCAGCGTCAACTCCAGAACAACCCACTCGCTCACAGCCTTTATCAATAATTACACTCATGTACATCGAAAAACAATCATTAAAATATTATACATGTATTTTAATGAAGGTTCATAACCTCACAATTGATAGTAGTCAGCGTGATAGCACTCTTTACCCAGACGCGAATAATTATGTCGTTACTTTAGAAAACCCTATTTATGACGTCGAAGAAATTCGACTCGCATCTGGTTATATTCCCACACCCCAAACACCTTCCCCAAATTCTATTATTTTGAGACTTTCATCTGGTTCTGATGAGTTCAATCAATCCGTATATCTAGGGATGCCAAAAGATATTGATCAAAAGGGTACGCCTCATTATACTGGACATATTCTCCTTGATGGTACAACGAAACTAACGTTTAACGGGTCTGATGACCCTTTCATTCATCGTTTTCATTCGGGATCTCAAAAAATTATAAGTGAATTAGGTCTAGAGTTTTTGTATCTCGATAATGGGAATCTAGAGAGATATGACTTTAATTCTGAAAACCACACTCTAAAATTTGAAATTAAGTGTTCTACAAATAAACTTGAAAACTTGACAAAGTATGTTCAAGAAGATGACCAAAAAAAAGAACCAATAGAAGAAAATACAAACATAAGTATCCCTGAAATTTCAGATATTTATGAATGGAAGTGGGAAATTGTTGGAATTGTGTTATTTGGATTAATTATCATGTTTTTTATGAAAGGTAAACCAAAATATCCAAGGTCAATTAGCGAGTAATCGCGAATACAGGCTGAACAGGCTTCTTAACGTTACCATTGATTCTGGAAATGACCATAAACACAATGACCGAAAGGAGAGATGTAAGAAGAGCGGTGAGAGCGTATTGGCTACCACCATTCTTGGGGACCTTAATTATCTGGGTGATAGTCCAGCGAATGAAATCCATCCAGGACATCGCGGCAGCGAAGGAGAATCCACCGACAATTGAGTTAAGAGTCTGGTTGGTGAGTTGTGTGGTGACAAGATCGACGTTTTCAAGCGCACCCTGGATAACGGTGGAAGCGGCGGACATTTTACTATAACACACGAAAATTATTCTGGTAATAACTCTTCCCGTCTAACTATCTTCTTAAATTTTTTAGTTTTGATTGATTTGGTCCTGGAAAAAAGTGGTTCATCGTCTGATGAATCCTCACTAGAGCTGTAATCTATGTTGGAAACATGTAATTTATTATCAGTGAATACCCATCCTTCAGGTTCAGAGATGCCCATTACTATTAACAGCTTTTTTTAACATTTCTTCTGTCATATTCTGAGGAACCCAACTTTCCCATGTATCATGTGCCTGATTCATGAGAATGAACCTTTCATCATTTCCTGTATACCTCACAAATGGAGGGCAATCGCCTGGGTCTATTTCTTCAATTTCTTCTTCCTCTTCGTCATCATCTTCATCATAAATTTCAGGGAACAAACTACCGATATCCTGACCAACTGTGTACATGGCTGAATATTTCATCGCATAGTCTATATCTTCTGGAAGAATAACATCTCTTTCACACGCCTTGGAATATTCTGCAGCTAAAATCATACTGCGTTCTAAAACGGGTGTTACGATATCAATCATAGTCTTCATGTATTGATTAATCATATCAGATTCACAATCACCAAATCCAGTTTGCATATTCATCTTTAATATTTAATTCCCAAAAAGAGTTTGAGAAATTCCCTCATTTATTCGGAGAACATTATAACTTAGGGCATATACTCTGATTTCTCTACTAAAGTTGGAACATGGTGTGAGATACATATTTAGTATCTGATCTTTTACAAGACTGAAATTGATCTGACCCGTGGCATACCATTCTTCTGGTTGAAGAGCAAAACTATATGAATAAAACCTCCTTATGAGTTGTGTTTTGGAGTGATGTATCATTCCTTGTATAGCCTTAAGGAATATCACGTTACCTGTATCTTGAGTAATGATATCTTGTCCATCGAGTGTTAGTGTAAGATAATCTAAATTTTCGTATAAGGTGTCTACACTCTGTGTGTTATCGTAGTCGAATGGTGTTACAAAGTTTCCCTGTGTGACGCCATCACCAGTGGTTCCTTTACGTTGAATAACAAAATAGAGTTCTTTGACTGGATTTGAAAAGTCTAATTTAAATTTTCCATGATTAACATCTACATCAACATCAAAAATCTTTTGTTGAAGTTGTGTGATTAAAAAATCAATTGGTGTATTCTCTATTTTGATACGCTCTGTAGAATCCAAGAATACAACTTCTGAACAAAGTTCAAACTCCTTTACATGTAAATTTTCATCGGCGAGTGACGCCTTTGAACCATCTGTCTTAATTACAAGATCTTCGGCATTTTTCAGTTTAATTTCAACTTCGACTTCCTGGTGCTTCAGTGCACATAGAGGTATTGAAAGTTCCGGATGTCTATAAAAATAGAATGGAAGATCGACGAAAAAGCTTTCATCTGAATTTATACCTAAAGTATTATTGATGATAATACCAGAATTGGGTATCGCAAAGTCTCCACTTTCAAAAACCTCCCCAACGAGTTTATCCGTTGTCCGAAGGGGGTACTTTCCAACGAGTTTTTCCAGTGCATATTGTTTAGTTTGTGTCATGTAATGTTCAGAATGAATTTGTAAAAAGTCACCTGTAATTCTTTGAACTAACTCTCCACCTATGATAAGATCAGCGTACTCAATTATTCCATGTCCAACTGATTCGATATACATTGTTGCTGCCGTATTCTTAATTTCTGGGAGTTTCATTTTTACACTGAGTGTTTTTAGAAGGTCACCTTGATTTTGCTGAACTTTAAATCGAACTAGTTTTCCAAAATCGGCTTTATTATTATCTGGATCTATGTTTACGAACTCTGTAGAAAAGTTTGAATGCTTTGGGAATTTATCTACGAAATAGCTGTAGTCTGGTTCCAAGGTAAAAAACCTCTCTTGGGGTCCAGTGGCTAAAAGTTGTAGTCGTCCAGCCATTACTATTATATCCATCTAAAATTTTAAACCTGCTAAACCATTGTGTATTCGCATCACATTGTAATTAACTGCATATATTCGCGTCTCATTTTCAAAAATCTCATTTATTGGTTTGATATTGAACTTAAACAATTTATGAACAATACGACTCATGTTTACTTGACCAGTTGGATAAGGTGCTTCTGGGTTGAGTGAGAAAGAGTACATACCAAATTTAGATGGTCCAAGTTGGACATTGTTTAAACCATTAAATGATTCTGGAGTAAAAGTATCCGAATTTGGAGAATTTACATGATATTTTAATGCCTGTTCGTATGTAAGAAACAATCCGTCACGTTTAAAAACAATTTCATTGTTAAATCGAAGTTCTGCTTCAACTATTTCATTGTAGAGATTTGGAACATTTCCATTTGTTTTATTCTGTGATACAAAGAACAATTCTTTTACTGGATGCTGAAAGTTGAGCATTACAGACTTTTCATTTTCTCCGGGCTTCATTTTGAATTTTGCCATCTGTAATTGTGTAATCATGTAATCGAGAGGTCTGGTGATGAGATAATCACGTTCTTCTGGTGTTACATAAGCAAACTCAGTATCAATGGAAAACTTTTTAATCGAAGCTGTCACATCAGAGATAGTATCATCTGCATTTGGGGGTGAACTTATATTCCGTACGAGATTAATCAATGGTTTAATTTTAACTCTTATTTCAATGATTTGTTTTGTCAGGGCACATGTAGGTATAGCGAGAGAGGGATTCCTATAAAAGTAAAATGGTAAATCTAAAAAGTATGTATATTCACCACTATAACTTAAATAGTTACCGTGACCATTAAGGAAATATAAAGATTGATCTATATCATCATCTGTGTTGTGTAGTTGTTGATGTATGTAAATGTATTCTCCTGTAAGACGTTCAATGGGTTGTCCACCTATGAAAAGATCTACATATTCAATCATGTTTGTAATTACAGAGGGTGACCAAACCATATCATTTTCACTATTATCATCAGGTTTGGGATCTGTTAATATTACTTTCAATGTCATATTTCTCACAAGATCACCTTTATCACCGGGTATTCTACACTCAATTATCTGATCAAAATCTATATCTCCATCAAACTGACTCTCAATTAAATCAAATGCAAACTTCGTATGTTTTTTAAAATTCGTCAGGAAGTAAGAAAATTGTGGTTCACCTGTGAGCCATACGTCTTGGGCTCCAGTGGCAGCAAGTCTTAGACGACCAGCCATTATCCTACTCTATATGAGTAAAATTTTGGTAAATAAAACGACCCATTACATTAGAATGAACCTTCAGTTGAAGAAATTCAAACCCGAATCAATTGCGGATGATAAGGTTATTGTGTTTATTGGTAAGCGTAATACGGGTAAATCAACACTCGTAAAAGATATCATGTTCCACAAGAAACACTTACCAGCTGGTATTGTTCTTTCGGGGACTGAGGAAGGTAATCACTTTTATTCAGACTTTATTCCAGACCTATTTATTTATGGTGATTACGATCGTGATGCGATAGAGAGAGTGATGTCAAGGCAACGTAAACTCATTGGTGCAGGTAAGACAAATTGCGGAGCTTTTATGCTTTTAGATGATTGTATGTACGATTCAAAGTTCTTAAAGGATACGTGTATTCGTCAGTGTTTCATGAATGGAAGACATTGGAAGATCTTTTTTATGTTGACCATGCAATATGTAATGGATTTACCACCAGCTCTTCGTGCGAATGTCGATTATGTTTTTATCCTCAGGGAGAACATAATTCAGAATCGAGAGAAGCTTTACAAATCCTTTTTTGGTATATTCCCCTCTTTTGATATGTTTTGTAAGGTGATGGATGCATGTACAGAAAATTACGAATGCCTCGTGTTAGACAATACAGTAAAGTCTAATAGGATTCAGGATTGTGTGTTTTGGTACAAAGCGACAGTGCGAAAAAACTTCAGGGTTGGTGGTCCAGAATTGTGGAGACTTCACAAGAAAATGTATAATCCTCGACATCTCCAACAGAAGGATGATGATGCTAAAAAAGCTACAAAAAAGACAACACTTAAAATTACCAAGACGAAGTAATTGCGTGCAATATTCACATCAAAAAGATATGACTATATTAAATGGCGTCGGATCGTATGACCACCATGAACCTTTCAGATGATGGTGAAGGTATGGTACCTTTACAGGATAATCCATCTGTGGCTTTTACACCTGAAAAAAATGTAGGACAAAGTAAAGAGACAACGATGGATTCTACACCCATTAATGATATTATGATGGAACCCCCTATGATGACTGAGGAACCCAAGATGCAGGGTATGATGCCACAGATGACAGCTCCTCAACAACCCCAGGCAGTTTACCAAGCCCCCGCTCAGCCCGAAAAGAAAAACCCTTTTAATCTCACTGATGAGCAACTCACTGCTTTAATTGTTGCTGTATGCACCGGTGTTGCCGTAAGTAAACCAGTACAAGACAAGCTGGCGACTTCTATCCCCAAGTTCCTTAACGAACAGGGGGGTAGGAGTGTAGTCGGCCTTGCATCTACTGGTGTCGTAGCTGCTATCGTATTCTATTTCGTCAAGGATTACGTCGTTAAACCCTGATTGACAGATTCCCATCCCATGTTACTATATATAGATGTATCTATACCCACGTAATAAGTAATTAAAGCTCCTATGACGAAATTTGTCATAAGCAAGGCACTCAAGTTAAATGCCTTTCTTTTGTCACCCTCGTATTCAGTTACCGAATCTTTTGTTTGTTTCCAAATTTTATTAGCAAAATAAGTCAATAAAAATGAAATAATGGTAGTAGAGAAAAAGAATCTACGATCAACGGCGAGTTGTGGGACATTACCAATAATATAGCGTAACACATTAGGTATCACTAAAGTCATCCATGCGAGATTAAATGGGTAATTTCTAATAAATTTTGGTACAATAAGTACACTAAATATAGCTACCCAATATCCTAAAACTGTCAACAAAAGGTTAACTGGAGTTTTCATTAACTTATGCCGATATTATTTATCCTGAATGTGCTTACCACAAAACTCCTTTTTTTCATTGATTTTTTTATAGATACCAAGCTCTATGCAAATCTCACGGAGTTCTTTATAGTTTTTCCAGAATTCTGGAGAATGTGAATATTCATCTAATGTGCTATGTGCTAGTTCATGAATTAAGACATGGAAAATGTCGTTAACTTCACCATCGAGACAAATCGCAATTTCACTCCCTTTGTTCGTGTTGTACCCAACTTCATCTACCATCTTCGTGAATCCAGTGAGAGGTGTACACCTTGTTAACATATGAAACTTTTCATTCTCAGTTTCAGTTAAATGATCCCTCAAAATTTTATATCTCTCTTTAATTTCTATCATCTTCTGGGGTTCTCTAGTCTGAGAAAGTAGCCATATATTGACGAATAATAATAGAATAAATGCTATCATCTCTTATATACAAAGATAAATTTACTATATAACTCCGATATGGGATTATCCGTAAGACCCTCCCAAAGTTCTAATTTAAACCCAATCTCTTCTAAATGTGTCACAAGAAGGTCTTTATAGGCGATCGGTTCAGCTTTGGGTCCATCTGCATAGAAAGGGGTATCTACGAGGTTTACAAATAGTTTTTCACCATATCCACCATTACCCGGAGTTTTCATGAGAAAGAAGTTACCTGTATCATCTTTAAATGGAGTTCTGAATGTAATCTTTTCAGAATCTGGTATAATCCCTATCAATCTCCCTCCTGGTTTCATTCTTTTTTTAATCTCCTTAATCGAAGTAAAAAACTTTTCTTTTGTTTCAAAAATGTAATGAAGTGAAAAGTTATAACACACAATATCAAATTTTCTATTTGGACATTGATGTATATCTCCCTCATAAAAATTTACCCGAATATGCATATTTTTTGCACGGGATTTGGCTTCCACGAGGGCTTCAACCTCTGGGTCACACATATTTATAGAAACCCCACATTGATTCCACTTTTGAAGATCCCCACCAAATCCACACCCCACATCAAGAATTTGATAACCCTCTTGGGATACAGCCCGTATGAGCGCCCGTTTTGCTTCGTTATGGGTTTTACGAATCTGTTCCATAACTATCTATAGATTTTGCATTTTAAATGTGTTTCTTAGGTAGCTTAAAGTTTAGAATTGATAGAAGAATATAAAATGTCTCTTGAACAGGATTATACCACCGTGCCAGGACAAATCTTCGCGTGCCTATCCATCGTTGGCCCCGAGGCTCCTCAGAAGAATGATAAGTTTGGTATTAAGATCCGTGGCGCTTTCGCGACTCGAGATGAGGCTGCGAACCACGCCAAACGTCTCCAGAAGGAAGATCCCACTTTCGACATCTATGTCGTTGACATGTACAAATGGCTTCTTATTCCTCCCGATGCCGCTAAGATTGAGGATGTACATTACACCAACGAGAAGCTTGAAGAGATCATGACTGGTTACAAGGAGAACCAGGCACAGGCTGCTCGTATGTTCAGTGAGCGTAAATCTGCCATGACTTCTGGTACTAACCACTTCTCTGCGGGTGATGAGAATTCGAAGTTTTATACCAAGGGGGATGAGGCACCTATCTCTCACCCTGCGGAGATCCTGGAGCGACTCAAGAAGGAAAAGCCCGATGCGTCGATGGAAGACCTCGTTAAGGAAGCCGACCAGATCGTCGCCGACGAAGTTGAAGCGCGTCAGAAGAAGCGTGTTGAAGAGGCAAAGCTTTCGGAAGTAAAGGAGGAGGAGGAGGGTGAGCAGTAATAAAATATATTCATACAATAAAACAGAATGATCAAGATTATAGTCACTATAATATTGGTTAGTGCCTTCTTTATTTTGTTTTTTAATCCGACTTTGGAATTACAAAACAAAAAGGAATCGGAACCTGAAGCTAGTACGACAGCGGGTTTTATAGAAGATACACGGGATGCGTTTATTATTCCGATGTATCCTGCACAAGTAATGGATCGTAATGCTATCACGGGTGAAGTCATACCAGTTTATGGGGATATTGGTACATTCGTACCTTTTTCAGTTGTACCGGAGAATAACTGGTTGCATGGTTTTCCCCATAAAAAATCCTAAAAGAAAAACGGCGAATGCGATAATCCATGTGGATTTATCAATTTTTTCGAACATATCAAATTTGTCATTTTGTGGTGGAGGTGGTTGAAACTGCATTGGGGGTTGCATGCTGTAATCTTGATAATAAGGCTCTTCCTCTTCCTGAATAGGCTGTTCTTCAACCTTTTCAAGATTTGGGTTATACTCAATGGGATTTCCAATATCTGTTTCCATTTTCTAATAATAACTCCGTTTTTTTTAAGCGCCTTCTAACTCACTTTCACTTTCACTCTCATCATCTACAACAAATCCCGCAAGATTACCATCTTCATCGGCATCACTTTCACTTTCATCTTCACTTTCATCTGAATAACGCTCATCAGCTGTATCCAGATCGGAATCAAAATCTGTGTCATGCTCTTCTGGAGTGAAATCATCTGAGAGGTCAGTTTCCGTCGGTGTAAATTGCAGAGGTTTTTTTACCTTACGCCCAGAACGTGTTTTGTACATTTAGGTTCTTTATGTTACTTCTGTTTAAGTATCTTTATGATATGTTGAGTCAAACAATGTGTTCTGGCGGAATTCTTTTTACAATGAGGACAGACTTGTTTAATCTCTTTCCCCTTGACATTATACGACATTGTAACATTCTCATGAGTCCCCTTGATCGTCTCACAATAACTAGAATTCGTGAATACAATGAAATTACTTTTATCTCTTTTAATAGTTAACACCTGTAAATCATCGGGTCCTCGCATGTTCTTTTTTATGAAACTTTCGAGGGGTACCTTAACATCTTCATGTTTAAATTGTGGCTTTTCAATTCTCTTCTTAATTTCTGGGCATTTTTTCACATCTTCCTTCCTGGGGTAGAGTTGATCTATAAGGGTAGATGGAAGTCTATGTCTACGCCCACAAAAATCTTTACAAAAACCATCTCGTCTACCAATCAGTGTATCACATAGACAAAAACACTTCTGGATGATGGTTTGTCCACTTATAATGAACCAGACGTGATTTGAACCATGCTCTCGCTTTATATTCTCACAATACTTGGAAGTTGTACTAACTAGATATGTATCCTTCTTCTTGAAGATCTTTGGAACATATGCCCGACTCTGCCCTTCTAGATTTTTACGAATAAAACTTTCAATACTAGTCTTAAGCTCGTTATCATGAATCTCATCTTTGATCTGTTCTTGAGTGAAAGAACCTTCCTGTTGTAAAGGTTTAGAAGGTGAATTCACATGAACCATCTGTGGTTCATATGATCGAACGATTGCCATTTTTAATGTTTCAATGGTTGGTTCTGGGTTAATTCTCAAGATAGTACTAAATGGTGGTCCCGGTTTATATACGAAAATGGGTAGATATGCGAGTTGGTCAATTTTCCCCTTATCACACTCTGAACATCCCCTTCCCTGACATGCTACATGTTTCGCCTTTTTATATGACCAAGGCAAACGGAACCCACTCCCTTTCGTTTTCCTATGGAGATCGCCATACACAGCAACATCAATAATGTCATTCCAATTTGTAACACCTCCTTTAGCTTTTGAGAGTGCAATCAGGATGTGCTCCCTGAGTGCAATAGCGGAACCCTGATCCACGACAAATCCCGGCCAATTCATATGAACCCCGGTTTTTATAAGTTCTCCGCACATTTTGGGTTGTGCCACTGAGATTAAACAATCTTTACCACCATGACGTTTCACTTTGTCACAAATGACTTTACAAATTTTCCAAATTTCATCTATTTCCAAAGTTTCCTTGTCCTTGTAATCGATATCCACAAAAAAATTGTAAGTTTCCGTCTTCTGTTCAACCACGTAAAGACGTTCACCGCGACTGACCGATTCTATATATTTATCATGAAATTCATTCAATCTATCACATGGCACTGACAGGCTACCCCCGTCTAAAAGCACATGTGATGGATTGGAGCTTTTTTTCATAAAGCCTTGTTGATTACACCAGCTTTTGAACATATCTAAATTATGCATCTACTCTCTAAACCACCTCATACAGGAAACATCGGGAAATTCTTTTCCCTGTGATAATTCTTTCTTGATTGTGAGAAGTTCATAAACTGTTTTAGTTTCATTTTCTTCAATCCAACTCTTTATCTCTTCTTCACATAAACCCCGGTTAGTGGAAAGAAGAATCGAAATCTGCCTCAAAATGTAAGCCTTGGACTTCATTATTTTATACTAAATGTTTTTCTATTCAAAGAACTTATACACGCGTAAAATTCCGGGTTTTTGATCACGTTATCAATAATTAGATTCCAACGTTTCCTTGAATTAAATTCATCTAGTGTATCATAACTCATAAAATCATTTTCATCGTATGTTTTCTTTATCGGTTGTTTCATACTTTTCTTTACTTGTGTTTTGTGTTTTTCTTCATAAAATTTACGAACCTGAGTATTTTGCTCAGATTTGTTAAAATTCACGAAAAAAATAAATACATTGTACTCTAGATCTATAGTAGAACTTTCTTTAACAATAAACTTATATTCGGTGTATTCTCCACTCTTTAAAGAAACTACACCCCTAGTCTCCTCCTCAAGTTCTCTGAGAGCACACCGAATAGGGTTGAAAATCTCCCGTCGTCTACATCCACCAGTTACAAAAATCCAATCTTTAAATCTCCAATCCCTTACAGTTAGAAATTTAGGTTTACCATCACTAAAACTAACCGGTATCGCGATAGCCTTGTATTTCTTCATTGCGCATTCGCAAGTTATAATAAGTTGATATGTTTATTTCTCAACCTTTTCCTCAACCTTCTCCTCCTCCTCCTTGACCTCAACCTTCTCCTCTTCAATCTTTACCTGCGTTGGGGCGTTGAGATGTTTAACAACTTGGGTTGAAAATGTTTTAAACGAATTCAACTCTTCTTTGGTCTTATTCAACTCCTTAAAAAGGAAAATAATGCCGATAGCACATACAATAGTTGCAACCAACATAATCGTGTCGCGGTTAACAGGAATCATTATATTCTATGTGTTGCTTTTCTTTTTAAGCAATTGCACCCATTTTAGTTTTCCCTGAGGGTGGACATTCATAGGATGCTTGAGCAAACTGGACGGCTTCGTAGTGCGCGTTTTCACATGATTTATCCGTCGGAGGCGTGGGTTGTCCGATAAATTTTTCAAGTGTCCTGGATTTAGGATCGTACGTCAAAACGAAAGCGATGGCAAGAAGAAAAACAATCTTCCAAAACATTTACTATTAGTTAGAATATAAAAGACCACCCATACCATTTTCAATGCGTAAAACATTGTAATTTACGGCATAAATATCCTTGTTTACAGATGCAGTATCGTTAACAATGCGCGCCGAATCAAGACGGGAGAAATTCAGAGAACCAGTGGGCTGAAGCTTACCAGTGTCAAGGCAGAATGGGTACACGAAAAGCTTGGTCTTAGGGCCAGAGTTACCATGGGAAGTGTGGTAGAAGAGAGGAACCGAAGTGTAGTTAGGGTTCGCAAATTTGAAATCAGAAACATCTGTACCGTTAATCTGAAGCTTGAGTTTATTATTGTCACCGAGAATGGCAACACCACCATCGGCGGCTGTATTTAAATCTGTACCCGCAGAAGCTAAATACTTAATTGGGTGATTGAAGTTGAGCTCTTGAATTTTAGAGCCCGAGGAGATCGCCTTTTGAACCTGTGTAATTAACATGTTCTGGGGCTGAGCGGCGAACACTTCACGCTCTGTGGAATCGAGGTACGCATAATTTGCGTAGAGATCCCACTTATGTGTGTCCGCGGCGGTACCCCATGTGATACGAAGCTCAACGTCGTGGTATTGAAGACTAATAAGGGGAAGGGCGGTCTGCCAATTCTCACAGAAAGCGAAGCGGAGAGGATAGAAGCGCTCATTGGTAGATCCACCATAAAGATCACCAGCAACCGACTTGGAGGAAGAGGTCGCGGAGAGGGTGGGGGCGATTAAGGTAGAATAAGTAGAATCATGTTCATCAACAACTTGTCCGCCAATCAGAAGTTCAACTTTTGAAATCATTGTCGTCCAATCGGAAACAGCCTGAGTAGCTGTACCATCGTTAGGTACAAGGTAGACGTAGTTGAGCATATCACCTTTACGTTCAAAACGAATTGTTGACATACCATTGTTAGAGACGTTGCCTTGGATGACCTGACGCTCGACGGTTTGGGAGAAATTGGTGTGACGTTTGTATGTAGACCTAAAGAAGCTCACCTCGGGTTGGCCGACGAGGTGTACATCCTGAGCGCCTATAGCAACAAGTTGGGCGATACCACCAGACATTTTATAATATAGTGAGAGTTTATTTTTAAGCTGTCACCATCACATAAAATGTAAATTTTTACTAAGCAGGCATGTAATTCATATGAGTTTCATCTACGACGTGATTAAGTATGAGTGATTGTTTCGTTACACTGGAGGGCATGGTACCATTCCTGAGATGGGTATCAATTTCCTTGTTACATATATTTTCAGCTCGACTCTCGATACTATTTTTAATTAAATAATTCACCCACTCGGCTGGGTCATCGGATATAGTTTGCATGGTCTTATAACAAACATTACACAATTCTATATTTATACTAGCGCTGTTATCGGTACCATTCAATTTAAGGGTAGTTTCGCAATGAAGAACGTCGTCCATATTTATAATTTAATTACATTTTCTTTATGCCCATTTTCTCTGAAAGAGCATCTACCCGTTCTCGCTCGATTTTGAGTTGTGCTGTTAATTCTTTAACGGCTTCTACGAGTATTCCTGTCATGTTACCATAAGCGAGTGAAAGATATCCTTTCGAATCTATTGAAACAGCTTCGGGTAAAACCTTCTTAACTTCCTGTGCGATGAGACCTGTATGTCTTATACCAGTATCTCTACGGGTATATGTGTATCCGTTTAACTTATTCACTTTGTTTAATGAATCCTTGATCCTGACTATACCCCTCTTATGTCTAATATCTGAATATGCAGTTACATTACCATACGCGTACAAACTTCCACCGATTGTACAATCGTTGTTACTTAGATTGGAAATGAAAGCCCAACGACCATTTACCGTGGTCCAGGTCGTAGCATTGTTGTTACCATTTAAGATATAAAGTAAATTACTATTGTTGTGTAGAAAGCATGCACGATGATCAGTATCTTGAAAGTTGATTGTGGGATTGTTGTATTGAATGCGCATCTGGCTATTTGTGTAAAACTCTCCGAGGGCTTCCACTGCACCGGCTCTAAGTCTCTCATAACCAGTTCCGGGGTTATTCGCGATATTTATAGCACCTGCACTATCACATATAATTTGTGAAGCTACACGCCCACCCCAATGAAATCCAAGGCGAGGTGCGCGTTCCCATTCTGTTCCACCAGCGGAACTCTGCAAACCATATTCACGTATCTCAATTGCTGCATCAGCATAACTCTTACCATACACACTGCTATAAGGGCGAATCCTGTCTACGTTGCCATCGGCAGCGACGACACCGGCTGGTCCCTGACCACCTTGAAGGCCTTGAAGGCCTTGAGGACCTTGACTACCAATAGAACCTTGAGCACCTTGAAGACCTTGAGGACCTTGAGGACCTTGACCACCTTGAGCACCTTGAGCACCTTGAGCACCAATAGGACCTTGAGCACCTTGAGCACCAATAGGACCTTGGGGAAGAGTAAAGGCAATATCAACCCCAAGTCCATTAGATTTATTGGTAACTGTCGCGGCA